TTGCGGGTAATGTATCCACAAAAGCAGAGATAACAGCTGGATTGTTGTCTCCATCTACTGACACAATATAAGCCTTTAAAGAATCTGTAACGACTGATTCAACAAAATTATTTTTTGATTTGGCATTTGTCATAAAAGATAATCTTTTTTCATCATGCCCATTAAGAGGTCGGACCTCTATTGTTTTGCCTATTCTAGCTAGTTTGATTACAAATGTTCCATTATCTGTTTCTTCAACATTCATATCATTTCTAAATTGTTGATCAACTTTCACATCTGGCTTTAGTTCGGATAGATCAAAAGTAAAGCTAGAAAGATTAGAACAAGATGGGCACTTTATGTCTGTTTTATATTCTGGTCCGTATCCGTTGATTCTGCTTGAAATAAGTATTGCATTTTTATCCCCGATCAAAAGATCATTGGGATCAATGTGGTCAACCATTACGGAGTGAAGCAGCCTTTCAAAAACAACACCTTTTTTTATTAGGTTCGTTGAAGCCAAAATATCTTCCTCTTTGGCTGTCATAAACTTTATTTCAATTGAAGTTTTGTTTTTTAGAGGGTGCCCCTCGGGGTAATATTTCCCCCCAGAGGGCAATTCAACAAATTCTGTTGGAACGGCAAACTGCAAATTCTGCTGTGGTGCAGGATTGGAATTAATCTGTTGTTGCAGTTGTTTTGGGATGTTTTCTGGCGGAGGTGCTTGACTCAGCCTATTTTGATTATCTCTTTCAGTCATTATTACCTCATGTTTTTATATGACATGAGTAACTATAGCATAATTAAAAAAAATGTAAAGTTTTATTATGGTCCAATAAGATCGTCCAATATTTCAGGCTTGTCCAATGATGGCTGGAAGAATGCTCTATTGTTAATATTCTCAATTGTTGCCCAGTCGTATTTGAGGGTTACTTGAATATTCATCATATCAGCAGAGCCATAATCGTATTCACCCATATCTACGCTAGATATGAATGCATTCTTAAGAGTCCACTTTTCAACACTATTTCCTTCCGCATCAAAAGCATTAATGACAACAGGATTCAAAGCGTCAACTGAAGAAACCTTGTTAACAGACTGGAACTCGTAGCCGTCTCCGCCGAATTGCTTGTCAGGAAAATCGTACCCAGAAGCATTTAGCATCTTCATAAGAAGAGCAGTGGCATCAGGGTTGATCGGGTCCAAAGTTGTAAAAGAAACTGGATCCCATTCAACTCTTCCCGGATAGTTGAACTTGTGATTGTAGAAAACATGAGCGGTTTCCGTAACCTTAAAGCTCGGTCTATTGACTTTGGTGATTGTCCAAACCGGGACATTTGCGATATTAAAAGTAAATCTATATTTTCTTTTTGGTTCGCTCGTCGGGTTTGACCAGAAGCTATCTGTGTTTAAGCTATCTCCATAAATAGGCATTTTTTAATTTCCCCTTATATGATTAATTTGTTCTTATACTATAAATAGTATTTATCTTGTTTTTTTAGTCGTCGAAACTTGCGCCAGTGTTTGTAATGTTAAAATCAATTGCAATATATTCGATTGCCCTTGCAGGCTTCAAGAAAATCTTTGCATACATGACATTTCTATCAATCAACTCTGGTGTTGTTGTTGACTCATCAAGAACCACCTTAAACTCTGATAGTCCGAATGCTGTTTTAATGTTACTTAAGAATGGGTCAACTTGAGCTTTAAACCTATCCCATGTAGCTGGAACATTCTGGTCAAATAACAAATTAGATGCAATTCTTGAAACTTGTTTCTTCACAAAAATCATTAATCTTCTGACATTGATCCTATCAAGAGCAGACGGGGTGACTTGGAGTGTCTTTTGACCAAACACCACTATGCCCTCACTTGGGAAAGAAGCAATTGGATTAATGTTAACATTATAAAGATCATCTCTCTCAGCAGATGTAAGCTTTGATCTGACATTGGTCACTGGGAATCCGGCTGCTCCTCGACTTAAGCCCCCCCTGTTGAAACCAGCTGGTGCAAACCAAACAGCCTTCTGCTGTTCTGAATATGCCATAGTTCCGATTGCTGCTACGGATGGAGGCACCCAAAGAGATCCTCCTCCGATGTCATCGTTGATTCTTA